CGGGATGTAAGCGCCGTTACCGCGAACAAAATTGATAATTGCAAATAGTAATTTCAAACCTGAACTTTTCGTAGACTTAGAAGTCTTAGAAGCAGCCTAAGGGCAAGTTCGCGGTTAGGGAGGCCCCGGGCAACAGAATGCCTCCCACTTTTCTCCTGCTACACTTTAGCGCAGATGGAAAACTTGACATTGTCTCTTTTCCATGCTATATATAATACACACTAAAAGACACACAGGAGAAAACTATGAAGAATCCAAAACCCATTGGTTGGGCAACTACAATATCAGAACTTATAAACATTCCACGTGATATGTGGGACAGCGTAATGACAGTTGAAAAGTCACCACTACGTAACTTAGACCCTATGGTAGGACATATGATCTTCCAGTGTCTATTCTTTATCTGGAGTGGTATCTTTGCCCTAATGGTAGGAAGCTATCTTGCTTTTGGTATTAGTGCTGCATTCCACCTATTGCTTGTTAGTGGTGTTACTATTACAGTTGTAACATTCCGTCAAGCAGAACGCAATCCAGAGTCACTCAACAATATTTTGAAATCAGGCCGCAAGTACAACGGTCGTGCAAATGGTGGCGAACATGAGTGAACAAACACAATATTGTACTACAAAAGGCTTAGGCTGGGCATTCTTGGTAATCATTCTAACATTTACAGCACTACCTTTGCTGATGTCACTAGCTATCATGGGTCCAGAAGAATATGCTAGAGCATGTAAAGTAGCAATTCATATGCCTTGCTTTGGACTAGGTGAATGAAAAAAGAAAAAAATCAAGTGCCTGCAGATGAATATGAATTTGCAGGCTGGGGAAGCTAATGAAACCAAACACTAGCTTTGAACTATCAATCCGTGACATCGAAGTTATTGAATCGGCACTAAGAGCAAAAGCTGGACGCAGAGGATTGGCTATTGCACAAGGTGATGTATCTATACAACTCCACGAGGAGATGAATGAGATACAAACTCTACTAGGTAAAATACACGATCAAAAAGTTTGGTATAAACCAAAAGGATTTGTACCAGGCGGATAACTGTTACATAAAAAGCACACTTTTTTGTTTTTTAATTTTTTCTCTTGCTTTATATATAAAATGTAGTATAAATAAAGTGTGGGTTGGAAACACAATTTCCAAACCCACTTTTTTTACGCAAAGATAAAGGAAAAATATTATGCGCAATATATTTACCATTTTAACAGCTACAATGTTCGCAGGAGCGGCATTTGCTGAAACACCAGCAGCACCAGGTCCGGTATTGTCAGGTGAAGTTGAATTAACATTCAAAGAAGACGCAACCACTGATAAATGGGGTGGTGCAATGGGTCTAGACTTAGGTGTAGACGCAGGAGGATTAGCAACAGTTGATCTAGACTTTAGTGCAACTGACGGAAACGCAATAACACTAGACAACTGGACAGTTGGTACAACAATTAACACTTTAGCTATTGCTATTGGCGACGACAACGGTCTTATGCCAGGTGCAGAAGGTGAACAAACACTAGCAGCACCAGCAATGACAGAATCAGTTGTGGTTAGCACAGGTGGAGCATCAGTAGCAGTTGGATTTACTGACTGGACAACTGATATTACTGACGTAAGCAACGTCCAGGGTGCATATACAATTGATATGAACCGTTTTGCATTAACAGCAGCAGCTGATTATAACATGGACAGTGAAAACACTGTTATTGGTGCAGGTGTAGACGGACTAGACTTAGGTGTAGCATCGCTAGGTGGTGCAGCAACATACGACATGGATGCAGAAATATTTGGATTTGAAGGTGTAGTAACCAGTGGTGGCGTAACAGCATATCTAAACGGTGACAACACAGACGCACTACAGAACATCGGTGGTGAGTACGCAGTAGACGTTGCAGGCGCAACATTTACAGCAGGCGCAAACTACAACATCGATACAGAAGACTTTGCTCCAACAGCAACAGTAGGTTTTAGCTTCTAAGTTAAACACATAACAACTAAAAGGTCGCCTTGTGCGGCCTTTTTTTATGACTAAATAATATGGGCACATTATTTAGAGAGGGTAATAACATGCATGAGAATAAGTATGACGTGACTGTCATTAAAATAGTCGACGGGGATACAGTAGACGTGGATATTGATCTAGGGTTTGGCGTTTGTTTAAAAGACGAGCGTGTACGCATCATGGGCATAGACACTCCAGAGTCACGCACAAGTGATAGAGTAGAAGACTTGTTTGGCGAAGCAGCTAAAGCAAGACTAAAAGAGCTTATGAAACACGGCGGCAAACTTATTACTACTGAAGACAAGCACGGCGAAGATATGAAGGGCAAGTTCGGACGTATTTTAGGTGATTTTGAAATAGATGGAAAACGTGTTACAGATATTATGATAGAAGAAGGACATGCAGTAGCATATTTTGGCGGTAGTAAAGAAGAAATTGCTATGAAACACATGGCCAATAGAGAGAAGCTATTACGTGAAGGTGTGGTAAGTACAGAAGCATACGAAAAAGCACAGAAACTCATGGAAGGAAAATAAGTGAAAACGAGTCCAGCAGCAATTCAAGAATTAGTAAGTTATATTAACAAAGAAGTTACACAGATAAAACTAGAAATGAAAGTGAACGGACCGGATCACAAATACTATACCTATTGGGAAGATAGATTACAATATTGCGAACAAGAAAAAGCTAAACTTTGGTCTATAATGGGTAAAAATATTCCTAAACGAGATAGATCAAACGGAAATAGAAGATTATAAAAAGGTTGACATTCAACTAAACTCCTGCTATATTACTTAGAGTAGAAACATTAGCAGGAGTTTTTTTATGACAATGCAACTAGTTGGTCCTTATATGACCACCACTCGTTACAATCTTAAACAGAAACAAAGCAAGAGTAAGAAACTACAAAAAGCACAAGCCGAACACGAGCAGTGGCTTGTAAAGATGGGTGTAGGCAAGAGCAAAGCACAACACACCAACGAAATACCAAATTACAAAACAAGTGACACAGTGCCACTAGGCAATAATATTGCAGGACATGGACCACAAAAAGAGTCTATGGTATATTCAGGTGAACGTCAGTTGCTTGGCATAGCCACTATGCATAAAAGTAATATGGTACCAGTATTCGCAGACAGAAAAGAAGATGCAAAAGACATCTCAAGTATGCGTCGATAAACAAAAACAATCATTGAGGTAAAACATGAAACAGTATATCGCAGCAGTAATGCTGATCTTCGTGAGCGGTCCAGCAACGGCTCAAAACTTTGAATTGGAAAAACTATTTCCACAAGTACAATGCATGGCACTGAACGTTTATTATGAAGCAAGAGGTAGCAATCTTGCAGACAAAGCCGCAGTAGCAGACGTAGTGCTGAATCGTGTAAATGACTCACGTTATCCAGATACAGTATGCGAAGTAGTCAAGCAAGGACGTAAAGACAGTGCAGGAAATATGATACGAAATCAATGTCAGTTTAGTTGGTATTGTGATGGAAAACATGACAGACCACAGGATCAAGATCGCTGGGTAGAAGCACAAGGTATTGCATGGAATATAGTTGAAGAAGGCAAATATCGTGGCATTACAGAAGGCGCAACGCACTATCATGCTACATATGTTAATCCACGTTGGGCTAAGACACTACAAATAGTTGGACGAATAGGTGCGCACATATTCTACCGTTGGGAATAGCATAAATATAATATGATATTAGGAATACTTGTACTACTCACGGCGCTGTCGATCAGCGCCGTTGCTATCTACTACAGCGTTAGTGGATTGGTGGCCATCTTTGCCGCCGCTGCGTTGCCTATTATGATTATGGGCGGCGTATTAGAAATAGGAAAACTTGTAACTGCGGTGTGGTTGCACAAATACTGGAACCAAGCTAAATGGTGGTTAAAGAGCTATCTGACTATTGCTACAGTGATATTGATGTTTATTACAAGCATGGGTATTTTTGGATATCTCAGCAAAGCACACATTGAACAGACTGCCGCAGCCACTGAAGGTGTTGCACAACTAGATCGCATTGACGAAGAACTTGATAGACAAGACGATA